ATAGAGCACTCCGTATTTCCGGAGTCTGGTGAAGAACTTTTCGTTCCTGTCTTTCACGCGCACGAGGCACGCGCCAACGTGCTTGTCGTGCCGCACCTTCTGGAACCATGCGACAGCGGCCCGGAGAATGTTGCGAGAGGATGCCCATGCAAACCACTCCACGTGAGGCTCTATCGTCCAGCCATCAGTGACAACGCCCACAAGCCCAATGGCACCGCGCCGCGACTGATAGGCGTTACTGTCGTCCTCTATCAGGAACAGCGAATCCCATTGCCTCAGGTAAGGCGCAATCGTCTCCAGGAACAGCGTTTGATCCAGCCCCTCAGGAAGTTCAAACGAGCCGCGCTTGTACGCCGCCCAAAGAATCCCAATGTCCTTTTCTTCAAACTGCCGGATAAACGGTCTGTCCTTTCGGAACAGCCTGTCGCGGTTAGCTTTCAAGATCGATGTTGTCTACCTGGAAGTCGTAGATTGATTCTGCATACACACCAAGTCGCGCCCCCTTGCCTTTGCCGACAACGGAGAAGGATTGATGCGATATGCGACGAGTGAACGTGAAGCCTTGCGAGAAATAGATACTGTCGCCGAAGTAGTTAGAGCCACCGAAATAGATGGCATCATCCCCGACCGGCACGCCCTTCAATGGGATCGTCGCAGTCGTCAGCGAGTATTCGTCCGCATAGTCAAACTCAACTGTCAGATTAACAGGACGGATGCGTCGATATTGCACAGTTCCCTGCGTGATCGAGGACATGAAGTTCATCCCGTCCTCTTCGTCGACAAGCCGCGTCGTTCTGTACACTTGCACGGCAGTTGTGCCAGCATCACCAGAGCCGGCCCCGTTCAGGTCGTATATCTGCCCCGCCTGACCGCCGAATAACACCGTGTAATCCGTCGTTCCCTGCAACCTGCAATACTTTGCCGCCGCAGTATCAAACGCGCTCGCTATCTGCGTCTTGTATACCGACCAAGGAGACAGCCGCGCCTTCTCTCCGGCAGTCGTGATCGGCACACCGTCAATCGCGGCGTTCTTGAAGAAGACAAGTATCTTCTCGCCGATGAAGAAGAAGACCTTTTGATTTTGCTGATCGTATACGGCAATCGCCTCCGTCAGCCCGGATACCGTATTCGGGATGAATCTCGACACGTCATCCGCCGCAACATCGCCATAATTCTGCGTACTCGCCAGCGTGTCGATATTCCCGCCACGCTTCATATACATCACATCGTTTCCGATGTTGACGACGGACTCCGTGCCGATGGCGTTTGATCCTACATAGAAGTCCTGCCAAGCGTAGTCAGTCGCGTCGCTTCCGGTCAGGACGTAAAGACGCCCAGATTCGGTAGAAATGACAAGTTGATTCTGAAACAGGACAACGCCATTGATCGGCCGCAAGTCAGGCGTGACCATGTAAAACGCTTCATTGCCATCAACGAACCCGCTTGCAGAAACTGCCGCGCGCTTCGTCGTATCGTATGAGGTGGGATCTTCAAACTCAGACGCAACGAGCAAATGCGGAGTGTCTGTAGATCCTTCCTTGACGTTGAACAGCCAGATCCGACCGCGATGCTCGATTCCATACCGCGCATAGAGGGTTCCGGCAAGTCCGGTAGTCAACGTAGAAAAAGTGGCGCCGTCCCATTTCTTGACCGCCGTTGCTTTCTGGATGTCAGTTACGATGATGTAGTCGCCGAGCGACCAATAGCAGTCGCGCAACTGTGATGACGTGGTCACCGTTCCCACGGACGTAAACGCAGACGCTCCATCCCAGGTGTAGACGGTTGCGCCCGCCTGGATGAGCGTCGTAACAGAATTCGCCCGCGTCACTAATTGCAATATCCCTTGTACCGGAAGCGCGTTAGGCGTCGTCGCCTTCAAGTCAAATGGCTTGCGTGGACGGAGCGCATAGGAATCCTTCGACAACTCGAAGTTATACGAGCCCTCGGAAGCCTCAAATACAGACGGGATCGGGTTCTCGTTGATCCCGCCGCTGAATAGCCATTTCATGCGTAGACGGCTCGATATCTGCGCGACGGATTCTGCCCGCGCATGAAGGCAATCAGACGAACACGGGCGCGACGGTAAGACACATCAGACTCAAGAATCGCCTGGATGTCTGCCTCGCCCTTCACATCCTCGAACATGAACTTGAACCGGCGCGCTGCCATTTGGCAGAAGGCGTAGTTCTCTTCGTCGTTATGAAACGGCATCGTGTCCGATGCGACTTCCACCATGACAGACCGCTCATAGTCATACGAGTAGGTATATGCCGCGTCCGGAACTTGATAGAAGCCAACCTTCTTCGCTGTCGAAGGCTCCCAATACCACCAATTCGGCTCTCCGCTGACGGTTGCATAATTGAAGATGTCTGTCTGCAACTGGACGAGCCCGCCCGGATATTCGTAGATCTGCTTATTGCCAGATGTCAGGTAAAAATGGGGCGTTCCGTAGAATCGAACAAAATCCGTCTCCAGTGAGTATGTGCGCGTGCCGGCCACGGTCGACAACGTCGCAGTCGCCATCTCGTTTCCGATGAGCCGGTCAGATACCAGGTCGCCAATCTCGTCTTGCACGGCGATGATGGCTAGTTGCATCGATGCGTTGTGCTGCACATCTGAAAAGCTGGTGATCGGATCATTGTCGCCCCTGATGATGGCATTCAGTCTGAAAATCCGATTAACAGCTTCAAGGAGTGTCATTCAATCCGCCCTAGTGTCGATAGCGCCTTCTTGAACATCTCGCGCAGGTCTCGCGCGTTCAACTTGGTCGGCATGATTGCGCCTTCCATGCCGCGCCAATGCAATTCGATGAAGATGAGTTTCCCGCCGACGACGACACCGATTCCGATATCTCCGTTGCGTTTCTTCGGAGGCTCGTCCGCCTGAGGCTTCGTCTCTGTCTCAGGAAGTTTGATGGTTTCGGCCACAAATACAGGCTCCGGCTGAGACGCGGGCTCTACAGCCTGCGACGCAGCAAATTGCCGCACGTTCTCTTCTCGCTTCTCTTGCAGATGGGCGCGAGACTTCCAATTCTTGCGCCGGTTTTCCCACTTTTCTTTTGGGTCTAGTGCCATGCGATCCTCGAATAACGGAAGGGGCCGAAGCCCCCTCCGTCACGGGTTGACTACGGTTACAGCTTGGACGCGCCTGAACGCACCTTCACAATCCAATTGCTATTCAGGATTGCGCCAGCGAACCATGCTTTCCATGCCGCCGAACCGACTTCGTTGAAGAGGTCAGTCCCGACTTGCCCAGGAGCCTTGGTGATGAGTTCCACCGCAGGCGGGTTCTTCGGGTTGTACATCTCATAAGAGTTCGTGGCGTGCATGTTCCCCAGGCCCACAGAGCCCACGGCTTCCTTGCCGTAGATGTAGGTCGAGTAAATGTCGTTTGCCGTAGAACCCGAACCACGAATACCACCGGCAGAGGTCGTGCCGCCGCCAGTCGTCACCGGGATGATTTCCGTCGAACACCACCGCACACCACCCACCGCGCCGAACTCGAACGGCATCGTTTCCGTGTATCCGCCGTACTGTTCCACCGGGATGAAGCCAGTGATCGAACGGATGTCCTCTTCAACGTCAACGTGTGAGATGCCGTAGTACGAGGCGCGAACCGGATTCGTGTTGTAGTTCTGCGAGCCATACCCCGGCGTCGTGAACTGCATCGCGGACCATCGGTTCAGCGTGTTGACAGCAAACTTGATGTCATTCAGCGAGATGATGCTTGTGACGTTCGTGTCAGCCGTGCCGCCGCCAACAGCACCATTGGAGTAGCGCACTTTCGACGCGCCACTAAACACGGACTCCATCAGCAGGTTCAGCGACTCGCCAGCGTTCGCGCCCAGGTTGTCAACAAACCGAGCGGCCCGCAGGTTCATCTGATAGAAGTCGATTTCTTCCGTCAGAAGCACCGCTTGACCGTACTTGGCCATTGCAGCCGTCACGTTAGTCGTCGCCGGAAGCACCGTCGAACGACCGAAGAAGGCGGACTGATTGCCTTCAATCTGCGTCATGGCGGTAGTCGTAGGACTCAGGTTGTCCAGACGTTCCCACTTGACGGATGCCGTGCTGCCGTTCTTGTCGAGAGTGCCCGGAAGCGTTCCGTTGAAGAACGGAAGTTTCTTGCGCGCAGCAGACAGAAGCCCCTTCATCAACTGGTAGTTGACGCCAAGGGGCATATTGGAAGTAGTACTAGAGACGAGAATTGCCATTTCAAATTACCTCAGGTCAGTAGCCACTTGAAACGTAGCGGGACCATTCGGCTTCGAAATCGCGCCCGATCTTTCCTTCGAATCGAGCGTTATCTCCAGACGGTTCCGGCTTCGTAGTGGCGGAAGTTTGTTGAGCGGTTCGTAGCGCCCGTTGGTTTTCCGCCAACTGCGAATCGGTCTTCACAGAGAACTTCTGTGCAAACTCATTTCGCACTGCCCTCAGTGCTGCATCCCATGCCTTCGGGTTTTTGTCTCGGTTGTTGTAGAGCGAAAGGAATTTGGGGTCCTTCCGCGCTTTCTGACCGAGTGCAATTTCCACGAAGTCGGGGTCTTGCTTGAGGGTTTCATTGACGTAGGCAACGGCTTTGCTGATGTCCGCCTCTTCCTTGGCCCTGAGTCGCTCTTGCTGGAACTGCGTTAGCTGACCGTGGACTTCTTGAAGGGTCTGACGCAGCGCGGAGTTCCCTTGCTCCACACTCAGAGCCCAACGCTTGAACCCGTCTGCATCAATGACAGGGTCCGGCGTATACGGCGACTGAGGTTGATAGGGAGTCTGCTGCGGTACTTCTTGCCTGCTTTGCGGCTGGAACTGCTGTGCCTCTTCTTCGACGCTGAATTGCTTGTAAACGTCTTCAAGAGTCGGCTCGCTGCTAGTCGACGGCTCAATGCTCGTCGTCTGCTCTTGGGTTTCTTCCATGTTTCACGGCTCCATAAAGGAAAAGAGCCGCTCCTTTCGGAAACGGCCCTTTGTGTCGTCGCCTCTCGGCGGGACTTACGGGTTACTGCCCGTCAGCAGTCGATACAGCAGATCAAAGCCATCCTGTTTAAAGGTCTGGCACTTGATCTGCTCGATCAAAAGTTCGCGCTCTTGCGTCGTCTCGGCGACGACATAGCGCGGGATAACCGGACGGTTTTGCCTAAGTTCCGTCACAATCATCTGAAACTCAGGGGATGCGCGGAGTTGCGCAATCAGATCCTTCACACTCGCCTTCCTAACTCTCTTCCGACAATTGCGATGGACTCCGCATCTAGCACCCCGGAAGAATCGGTCAACGTCAGATCCCCACAATCCAACAATGTGGGGATAGACAGCAAAGCGGGTTCCAGTGTGCCGGAGTAATACGTGTTATAGGAAGAATAAGCTGGAGGCAACACACACTTGATTTCAATATCGAATGCATTCATGAAGTCCGCGATGCTCTCTACTGCCTTAGCTATGTCAACCTGAGACGCACTGATGCGCGCTTCTTCAAAACCAAACATCAACAGTAAAATTCTTCGGTTGGCCCCACGAGCGCAATGAAGCGCCGTCAATGCTTCCGACAACTTCCCGAATGGATCGAACCCAAGGTCCGTTTTGGAATAGATGTAGTTGCTTACGTCAAACGATTCCCGACGTTCAGCCCTCCATACGATCCCGTTTGAGGTAACAGTACCGTACTCCGAAGTGGGCCACGTTGGGGCGCTTCCTCCCGATGTGCCGCCCACTTCGCAAATGAATTTCAATCCAAGGGACATAAAGGCACTCGTGCCTAATGGCGACGACGGCAACACGGAATCCCCTGCGGTGTATGTCGTCGATGTCTGAAAAGTGCCTCTGCATCTCCCGGTATATGCAAAAATCGATGCATCTACTTTTGCACAGTTGAATACCGCGACCGCAACGTTTCTTATCCCTGCCTCATTAGCGACCCACGGCCAGATGCTTACGGAATCCGTCGTCGACGGCAATACGGGGTCTGACACTGAGACCCCATATTCAGAAGTTCCAGACTGTGCAGAAGACGAATTGCCAAATGCATTTGTCCCGCCAATCCCGGCG